CCCTCCAGCACCGCCGGGTCCGGCTGCTCCACCGCCACCTCCTTGTGAATAGGCTGGATTACCTGATACTTGAGATGGACCGTTTCCTCCAGAATATTTTATATCTCCAACGCTTGCAGATGCTTGCCCACCTTGAGCAACAGATGCGGAATTTAATCCGGCTCCACCACCTTTAGCTAAAACGCCCGTTGAACTTGAACTTGGAGCAGCGTTAGAAGTATTAAACCAAGTATCTCCGCCGGGATTTCCATCTCCCTGTCCAGAGGGTTTACCACCTCCAGCACCTATATTTACATAAACAGTTTGGTTTACAAGCAAACCGGTTATTGAGGTTGATTTTGCATATGCTCCACCACCAGCTCCACCGGTAACCGTATTAAATCCAACCTGCCCACCACTTCCTCCACCTCCAATTGCCTCTACAGAAATTAATGCCCTAAAATCAGAAGGAATTGTAAAAGTTGAACCAGAAGTAATAAATACAGCTTTAGTTTGATATTGTGGAACATAAAACCCAGAAAACCCAGATACAGTTGTTCCACTAACGGTTAATGTATCTGTTCCATTTGTTGCTGTTACAATCTCTTGAATTCTGTCATATGTATTAAATGCATATGGAACTTGTGAAGTTACGATTGTTCCTGTAATACCTTGTCCAGTAATGCTTGACTCAGGAACAATATAAAACTGTCCAAGGTTTGCGGATGCTGATACCCCGGATAAGTAAACCACTAGACCGATGTAACTATTTATCGCACCTGCCTGCCCAGATGAAACAACGCCAGAAATTTGTAGCGTTATGTTTGATCCAACAAATCCAGTTACAGAATCAGAAGATACGGAATATATATAAGGACTATCACCACCAAACTGCTTTACCACACCAGCTAATCCAGATGCAGATACAGACGTCACCTCATCCTTAGCAGCATACGTAAATACAACTATTCCTTGTGCGCCAGCTCCAGACACAAGTGTTGAGAAACCGTTAGCGGCAGCACCGCCTGCGCCATATAAACCACCATTTCCAGCAATAGTTGCACTAGATACGTTTTGACATGGGCCACCACCTCCGCCTCCCGAACCAGCGGTTGCAGAGTTAGATGTTTGTATCCAATACGTTCCAGCTCCGCCATCTTGTCCTTTGTCTCTTGACGGTGTTGCATCAGCAATACCGCCACCGCCACCGCCACCATTTACTCCAACAGTGGCATCTGAAGAACTTGTTGCTCCGGCTCCACCAGTTTGACCTGTTGAAGCACCGCCTGCTCCCCCAGCGCCTGTTCCACCATTTGCTCCGGCAGTTCCGGGCAATGTTAATGTCGCGCCTGAACCGCCTCCACCAGCACCTTGCCCATTAAATCCACCTACAGTAGCATATCCTCCTGCACCACCTGCACCACCCGGTCCAGCAGCACCACCTCCAGCTCCACAAAGGTTTGGCGGTGAACCAGTAGATGGCCCATTGCCCCCAGAATATTTTACATCTCCAACGCTGGCAGAGGCTTGACCGCCTTGTGCAGCAGATAAAGAGTTTAATCCGGCTCCACCACCTTTAGCCAAAACGCCCGTTGAACTTGAACTTGGAGCAGAATTGGAAGTATTAAACCAAGTGTCTCCACCGGGATTTCCGGGGTTATCAGTACCTACAAACCCACGAGTAGCAGCAGCGCCGCCACTACCGATGTTTACATAAACAGTTTGATTGGCAGATAAACCAGATACTGAAGTTGATTTTGCATATGCTCCACCAGCTCCGCCTCCAGTAAATGTATCAGTACTACCAACGCCTGCTCCACTACCCCCGCCTCCAATGGCTTCGACAGAAATGAGGGTATTAAAATCGGAAGGAACCGTGAAGGTTGTTCCAGACGTAATAAATATGACTTTAGTTGCCATATTTATCTACCTATCATGGAGAGAGCTAAAGCTATATTCCCGATGTTTGCATTCGTGTTTGTAGGACCAAACGGAATGTTGGTGTTATAACTTGGATCAGTTACAACTGATTTAGATGCTGGATAGTCACACCATACAAAACTACCAGCCGTTACAGAGATTAATGCACCTGAATTAGAAGATGCAAAGATTGTATCTCTGGATAGAGTATTGCTACCTGAAGTATATGTCCCCTGCCCAACTTCCCAGTTCACATTATCAGTGATGGTGTAATACGTAACATTACCATTGCCTATAGCAGCAGAAAACGTCTGAAATCCGGTTTGCGCTCCACCGAGCGTAATTGTCCCAGTCCCAGTAGTTTGGGTTGTTTCCTGTACTCTATCGGCAACTACAAATGCCATATATTACCTATTAGGTTGTCTGTAGACGTACTAATGCGGTTGTAGATGCATTTGATGGCATTGTTAGCGTAAATGTACCAGCAGTTACTGTTTGCGCACCAAAGGTAAATACAGCAACAGCAGCATTAGACTGAGATGAGTTATACATCAGCATCGTATCAAACGATGTTGACAATGTAACGTTTGTGTATACGATACTTGCCGAAGGAGTCCAATATCCCACTCCTGCGGTAAGAGATGTATTTACGGAGGTTGGGTTGGTTGCGTTTGTCACTACTACGCCACCTGCATTATAGTTGGTTCCAGATACTTCGTTTACACCATTTACCGTTGTCGCATATGCTGTAACAGATGCGCACATACATGTAGTGGTGGTAGTTCCAGAAGTGGTTACATAAAGTGCTGCCTTGAATGTATCTGCGGTGGTTGCAGATCGTGCAACGTTAGCGCTTGAAAAGTTATGCGTTGCAGACATCAATTGACTAAGAAACGATGAACACATCGATTGTGTATTTGCCATGATTTTATCCCATTAAAGCAGTTGTAAAGTCCGTAAACGGAGTCTTCTTCAGGGTGACATGTACGGAACGATGTACAAGCTCTCCGTCTAAATAATACTCATCCCACGTAGTATGCTCATCTTCATTATCAATGTTTCCTGTTTTATATTCTAACAGTGAATCATCCATATCGCCTTTCGTTGTGGTAATTATAGCCATATATGTCCTCTTTTATAGCCTGATTAATGCGCTTGTTGGAGTATTTACTGGTAACTGTACAACAAAGTTTGGTCCTGCATTTTTGTCAGAACCCCAGTTTAGCACTGCTATTGAGTTATTGGTTTTACTTGAATTGTAGAGCAAAGCGCCCCTACAAACAAACGATACATTAGTCCAAGTTACGTTATTAAAGCTTACATAAACAATGTTGTTTTGTGTATCTGTATTGATCGTAACGCCTGTGACAATATTTCCACCTGCGGAGTAGTTTGTACTACTTACTTCGTTGGCTGATGTATATGTTGTTGTGTTTGCATTAAGCGTTGCGCTTCCGGTGTATAACGCCAAATACAAAGAATCCGTTAAAAGGTTTTGAACCCCTTGAAGAATGTCCGATTTAAACTGGTTTGTGATCGTTTGCGTAATCATATAACTTTATATTTTGGCAATCCATTACGATAAGCATCGCCCTGTTCTTTCGCATCACCTAACTGTTTGAGCAATGCCATAGCATCGTCTGCTCGTTTTTGATATTCCAATACAGTGTCTTGCTCACCTTTGATATATGTAACCGCTTCCATCAAAGAGTAATTTAGCAATGCAGTATCAAAATAATTTCCTAACCACGTCTCACCAGTTTGATTAAGGACAGATTGTACTTTTGCCAAAATAATACTTTGCTGAATTGTTGGGCTACCGTTTGTATATACAGAACCGTACAAGTAATCACCAACAACAAACCCTGTGCCAGCATTAAGCAATTGAAGTGTTACGACTCCGCTGTTATCTACAATCACATTTGCTAGTGCATTACTACCGCCTCTAGCTGGAACGTTTTGTGCATTAGCTGAAGTAGTCAATGTAACGTTATAGTAAGTTTCTCCGGGCAACGGATTATCAGCAAATGCAGTTGGGTAAACAACAATATATGAACCAATTCTTGCTTGAATAATTGAATCTGGATAAGAATTGTAATGCAATTCCATTGTATAAACTTGATCTGGCGTTGGACCAAGTATGTATGTCATAGCATTAGGGTTAGATGTTTGCGGACCAAAGACCGCATAGTATTGAGGCAATCCTGTTGTAACAGGATAATTAAATGCCTCTCGAATAAAGTTTACGTCTTTATTCAAAAGGTACGTATATGGTCCTTGAAACTTGGCAGAAACAGTTCCTGTTGCTGTCGCATTAGATGACAAGTATGCTGTTGATCCATTTACTGAAGTTACTACAGTATTAATAGGAACTCCGGTTGCTGCAACATTCATTCCTGCTTGGATACTGTTCCCGCTACTTGCCACAATTGTTATTGCGTTGCTTCCACTCGTCGTAGAAATTGATCCAGTAGCAGACACAAATGTTGCAAGCGAATATGTTGACAACCAATCAGTTGGGCAAGCAAGGTATGTATTTGTAGGGGTAACTTGACCAGTAACATTCTTACGAATAGGAGCTAGTTGAACAGAGTTATAAATACGCTGTTCAGCCTGTTCAATAAAACGATTAACTGTTGATGTAGGAAATACGTTTTCTACATAATCGTTTATCGCAGTAACTAGCTCCGAGTAATACATTACGCCATCGGTCCTCTGGACATTTTCCCTTTGGTAGCTGCACCAAAACCCCGCATCTCTATGCCAGATGTTTTAGGCTCTTTACAAGTACCATAGCTAGGACCGTTAGGAATAGGGTCAGATACATGAGCTTCTCTGGCAGACTTATCGGTGGCATAGACTCCTGCTTCCATGGCTTCATTGCCATCAATCGTTTTGCCATCCATTGTGTGAGGGATTGCATAGGCTTCTGCTGGGAGATTGTTTTTTTTGTTGTGCTTTTCTTTAAGCACATTCATTGGAGGCATCGTGACTTTTCTCATCATTTGCTCCCTTGATTGGCAACACGAGCAAGATTACGGCCTAGCGCTTTATCTTCTCCGCTTGTTACCCCACCCTTTGCAAGCTTGGTCATTTTTGCACCTTTGTGCATATGTTTCTCATGCTTGTGGATTTCTTGATCTGCAATTTTCTTTACGGTTTTCTTTTCCATAATGTCCTCACGTAGATGATATGGTGCATGTACCAATAGCAAACTGAAGGGTTAGGTAATTAGGTGTCAGCCCTGCATCGTTTGCTTCTGAACCACCTATCGGATTCCAGCCCCATTGTATAACGCGGCTACCTTCTTCGGGATATCCATCTTGTTGAATTCCATTTCCAGCAGTCTGACTGATCAACAATCCACTCTGCCCAGAAGCATAATAACTGATATCTGGCCTTGGTTCTCTTACGGCCTGCGGATCATAAACAGGATATAAACCTAATGATAACTGTGGCTGATCTGGATCCCAACATTCTGGGCAAACTTTAATTTGATAAAGTTTGGTCTTAATAATCTCTTTCTTAAGTTGCTTAAGTTTATATCGCTGTCCGCACCTGTCGCATTCAGCAATCGAGTATTTGCCACTAGCGTATTGCGTTGCCATATCAAGAGTAGAACTGCTCTCGTGGGACTAAGCGCAGAGAAGCCTTTTCTCTATCCTCTGTTGAGGCAAGATCCCATTGTTCGTTGTAAGCAAGCTTCAATTCCGTTGAACGCTGCATAGCTTCCGGAATCTTGAGCGACAAGTAATAAGTTAACCCAGCAATAATACATGGCAAGAACCTAAATGGAATGTCTTCGTTGTACGATCCAGCCGTTGTGTCTTGGATCCTACGCAAACGCCAGTACACAAACGTCCATGTCGTGCTTGCATCCGGCGTAGGCCACACATTGATACTATTTACGTTGTATACCGTCAGGAACGATCCTGCGGCCTGTGCTGCTGCCGTAGTGCCATTCTGACCACGAGCGCAAAGGTTTAACGTATTATTTTCAATGTTGTTGTAGTAGATCTGTTCGCCGTTAATCGTTACATATCCAGCGGAAGCCAAACCAACAGAACTGCTAACAGGGATAGAAGTAGCAGTAGATGTAATTGCACTTGTGGTTTGTATAGTAGTTGCATTCGTTTGTGCGGACTGGCGATTAATCCAAACTTGGATAGGGCGTCCCTGAGCAAGTTTGTTTGGAATCGTTGAATACATCGTCTCAGATATACGAGTAATGTTGATATCTATCTGATTTGATGTACCTTCATTGGTGCGAACTACATGGTCGAGAAGGTCAATCGTATCATCCGGAAGCGGATACGATACCTGTCCGGGAACCAATACAATCTCACCCTGCTGAATGGTCCAAAGGTTAATCCCACGATTAGCCCATTCGATAGTCAACAAGTTCATGCTGCGTCGAGCGGTACGGAGTTGATATCCAGTACGCATCTCGACGCCGCAGCGTTCGTAAGCCTCTTCAGCTATCTCATTGAACGGAAGATTAAATGCTGACGTACCGCTTGTAGTCATTTTATGCCTGAGCGGTAGTTACAACAGTTTGTGATTCAGCTACTGGGGCTTGTTCCGCTGGAGCAACAGGTGCTGACTCTGCTGGTGCTGCTGCTGCAACTGGCTCAACTGCTGATTCTGCCGGAGCAGAGGGAGCAGCTTCTTCAACGGGAGCGGGGGTTTGTACGGGGTTTTTTGCATCTACGTGTGCCTGAAGTGCGTCAATAATAGGATCAAGATGTGAATGGGCATTTGCACCAAAACCACTAAACAAATATTCAACTCGACCTTTTAAGGCTTCCAGAATTGCTTCCGCTTCATCTTCAGCTAATTTTAACCAACTCATTTTGCAGCCCTCATATTGTCAACAAGATTTGGGTAGGGTCTACCCGCAGCTTTAGCCATTGCTTTCGCTTTAGCTTTTTTGGTTGGACTTAATTTCTTAGGTTTGCCTAACTCTTTTGGGCGCGGCTTTTCCCACACCTTCCCGCCCTTTGCATATTGCGTGAAGTCTGTGTCATCCCGTCTTGCCTTCTTCTTACCCGAAGGCATCTTAGACGGTGAAATCGCCCCCATACCACGAGAGGCCATCATGATATTAAGCCTTTCCGCCCATGCACATATGCTCTACGTGCTCATGGTGATGCTTATGCCCATGCATACCACCATCATGTTCTTTCAAATGTTTCTCAACATGTTCATGATGATGGATGTGACCACCCGCTGCATGGTGCTCACCATGCTCTTTCATGTGATGGGCAACGTGCTCGTGATGATGTTTGTGTCCGTGTTTCATGATTTACCTCTTAGCAAAATTTGGTTTTGGTATGGCCTTTACGTGCAATCCCGTCACCGCGATGATGAGCCTCTGAACTAACGTGACCGCCCTTGGCGTACTTCTTAACGTGACCACCTTTCTTCATGCCTTCTTTTTCCCAAGACTTCATGTCGCTCTCATTCTCAACACGGGAAACTTTTCCTGAATCACCAAGGTTGTGACCACGAGTATGACCGCGTTTCTGTATAGCGGACTCACCATGCTTCAAATGTTTGTTAGAACCAGACTCAACGTCTTCATGCATATTACGTGGGCCCATAGATTCAGCAACACCACCTTTTGCCATCTTCTTAACATGACCACCATGAGCCATGTGATGATGATGTTCAGCCATAGATAGGTGATGTTCAGCTAAATGTTTGTGATGTGTTTTGCTCAAACCGCCATGCTTCATTCCGGGAGCGCCCATAGGTGCAGCAGGGGCTGCCATTGCGGGGGCCGCAGGACGGCGACCACGGC